AAGATGGCCATCAGTGGCCTGCACGCCAGGTACACAGCAGCCGAGGGTCGGGAACCCAAGCTCATCGGTGGCCGTGCCCCCAAAGGCAACACCGACAAGTTCGAGAGCACAGCTCAGCTGGTGGCAGCCATGTCGGATCCCAAGTACAGCAACGACCCCGCGTACCAGCGGAAGGTGCAGGAGAAGCTGAGTCGGTCGAGCATCTTCTGACGGCTGCAAAGCTCTGGCCCTCCCGCTTGGGGGGGCTTTTTGCTTGGGTTGTGCCTGTCCCTACACTGAGACCACCTAGACCCACTCACAATCAGCGACGGCCCACTGCGGTGGACACCCGCTCGTGAACGGGAGCCCGGCGTCGGGGTAACCCCCAACCCCCCTTTACCTAGGAGCCCAGCAATGGCCGCCCCCGATTTCACAGCTTCACGCCTTGGCCTAGTAAACGCCGCTGGTGGCGGTTCTTGGGCCGGCGACAACGCCTTGTTCCTTCAGGTCTGGGCCGGTGAAGTTCTCACCGCGTTCCGTAAGGCCACCATCTTCGAGCCCCTTCACACCGTTCGCACCATCTCCAGCGGCAAGTCCGCCAGCTTCCCCATCGTGGGTCTGAACTCCGCTGCGTACCACACCCCCGGCACCATGCTGACGGGTACCGCAGTGAAGAACGCTGAAGCTGTCATCAAGGTCGACGACAAGCTCGTCTCCAATGTCTTCATCGCCGACATCGACGAAGCCAAGAACCATTGGGACGTGCGCAGCCCGTACTCGGCTGAGATGGGCAACGCCCTGGCGTATCGCTTCGACCAGAACATCGCCGCAATGATCGCTAAAGCGGCTCGTACCGCCACCAACTTCAACACCGACCTGCCCGGTGGTACCCGCATCAAGATCGTCGCCGCCACCAAGGCTGCCATCACTGGTTCCCAGTTGGCTGCTGCTCTGTTCAGCGCCGCCCAGCGCATGGACGAGAACACCTTGCCCGAGATGGACCGCTACTGCGTGCTGGCCCCTGCTGAGTACTACAAGCTCGTGCAGACCACCGACGTCATCAACCGGGACTGGGGCGGCGCTGGTGCGTACGCCGACGGCACCGTGCTGAAGGTGGCTGGCATCACCATCCTCAAGTCGACCCACCTGCCCACCACCAACCGCTCTGCGGTGTCCGGTGAGCAGAACGACTACTCCGCTGACTTCACCACCTCCGTCGCCCTTGCTTTCAACAAGCAAGCCGTCGGCACCGTGAAGCTGATGGATCTGAAGATGGAGCAGACCGGCGCTGATGTCCATGCCCTGTGGCAAGGCACCTTCATGGTTGCCTCTATGGCCCTAGGCTCCAACATCCTGCGTCCCGACTGCGCGATCGAGATCTACACCGCCACCAGCTGACGGTCCAATATGGGGGGACTCCGGTCCCCCTTTTTTTCTGGAGGTTTCCCATGGCCCTTGCTCGCACCACGTTTCTGGAAGCCGTGAACCGGGTCCTGCAGATGCTCGGGGAAGCACCAGTCAACAGTTTTAACGGCCAGTTCGGCCTAGCCCAGCAGGCAGAAAGCACGATCAACGACGTGTCCCGCAAGATCCAGGCGGAGTGCTGGTCGTTCAATACCGACTTTGAACGCCTGCTGCAGCGGGACGCAGTGACGCTTGAGATCAGCGTCGGCACCAACGTCAGCCGGGTGCAGGTCGACATCTTTAGTTACCCAGACATCGACGTCGTGCAGCGTGGGTCCAGGCTTTACGACCGGCGGGCCGGCTCGTACCAGTTCACCGAGGACCTGTACGCCGACGTGACCTACGTGCTGGAGTGGGACGAGGTGCCTGAGTACGCCCACCAATACTTCACCATCAAGGCTGGCCGCCAGTTGCAAGAGGCGATCCTGGGTTCAGCTGACCTGTCGCGCATCAACGCAGCAGCAGAGGCCGAAGCCCATGCCCTGTTCCTGGAAGAAGAGACGGCCAGTGCCGGCCACAACATGCTGCGGGGGAACCCCAACCACGCGGACGTCTTCATGTCTTACAAGCCAGCTCGGGCCCTGCGTCGCTAAGCCATGCCACTCATCAGCAGCTCCATTCCGAACCTCATCAATGGGGTCAGCCAGCAGCCAGCAGCTTTGCGCCTGGCGTCTCAGTGCGAGCAGATGGTCAACTGCATGGCCAGCCCAGTGGAGGGCCTGAAGAAGCGACCGTCAGCCCAGTACATCGCCAAGTTGTTCAGTGGATCGGCTGGTGCCGGCCGGCCGTTCACGACCATCGTGGACCGGGACGGATCCATCAAGTACCTGGTGTTGATCCAGGACAATGCCATCAAGGTGTTTGGGCTGGATGGATCCGCCAAGACGCTGACCACCCCAGACGGCACGTCGTATCTCGACGTCACCGGTGAACCCAGCTCCACGTTCCGGGTTGCGTCGGTGGCTGACTACACGTTCATCGTGAACCGTGAGAAGACGGTGGCCATGTCAGGCACGACGTCGCCCAGTTGGGGCACTAAGTCCATGGTGTTCATCAGGTCCGCTGAGTACGCCACCACGTACAGCATCACCGTGAACGCCACCACGGTCACCTACGAAACCTTGCCGGCTGGTGGCAAGCGGATCTCAGCCAGCTACAGCCGCGCTTCCAACACGGTCACGGTGACCGCTACGGCCCACGGCTTGTTCACCAATGACCAGGTGGACATGAGCTTCACCAGTGGCTCTGGTACCGCTGGCACGTACACGATCACGGTGACTGGTGCCGACACGTTCACGTACGCGGACCCGGTGGGTGGTACGACGTCAGGCAACTGCACCGTCGTCCATGAACCGAACTACAGCCCGAGCACAGTTGAGATTGCTGGGGCCCTGAAAACATCGCTGGCCACAGCACTGGGCGGCACGTTCACCGTTACCAACGGCACCGGCGAATACATCGTGCGGATCGCCAAGAACGACGGGACCGATTACACGTTGGGTTCTAGCGACACCAAGACCAGCTTGGCCACTGTGCCCATCAAAGGAACCATCGACTCCATCAGTGACCTGCCTGTCACCGCTGAGCACGGGTTCATCGTCAAGATCCTGGGCGCTGCTTCCACTGGGCTCGACGACTACTACGTGAAGTTTGCGACCAACGCTGGCTCCGGCTTTGGCCTTGGTGTCTGGCAGGAAACGGTGGCCCCAGGCATCACGTACCTGTTCGATGCGACCACCATGCCGCATGTGTTGATCCGCAACAACGATGGGACCTTCACGTTTCAGAAGTTCACGTGGGCCGGCCGGGTTGCTGGTGACACCTTGACGGCACCGAACCCCAGCTTTGTTGGGTCCACCATCCAGAACGTCAACCTGTTCCGCAACCGGCTGGTGCTGCTTGCTGACGAGAACGTCATCACGTCTGCCGCTGATTCGTACGACCGGTTCTGGCCGGAATCGGTGCAGACCGTGGTCGATTCGGACCCCATTGACCTGAGCGCCGGCAGCCGCAAGATCAACTTCCTCATGGCCAGCGTCGGGTTCGCAAACGTGCTGCTGTTGTTCAGTCGGCACGGCCAGTTCCGGTTGGACTCAGGGTCCAGCGTTGGCCAGTCGCTCACCCCTAAGACCGCAGCGGTCACCCAGGTCACAGCGTTCGAGATGGGCGACGTCGTGGACCCCGTCATCGTGGGTCGCACCATGTACTTCGCCATTCCCAGGGGGGACTTCAGTGGGCTGCGGGAGTTCTTCCTGCCGGATGCCTCGGGCCCGGTGCCCACATCGGAGGAGGTGACGTCGTCGGTGCCACGGTTCCTGCCCGGCAACCTATGCAACCTGGTGGCGACAGCAGCTGAAGAGGCTGCGTACGTGGTGTCCAAGGACCAGCCGACCCGGCTCTATGGGTACAAGTTCCTGTTCGAGGGCGACAAGAAGCTGCAGAGCGCCTGGGGGTACTGGGAAACCAACGGTGGCAAAAGCATCATCGGCATCGACATGGTGGACAGCGACCTGTACCTGGTGGTGCAGTACTCCAACGGGGTGTACCTGGAGAGAGTGGTGACCCGTCCAGAATCCGTGGACGCAGGCACCCAGGTAGAGCTCCTCCTCGACCGCAAAGCCACTGAGGCCAGCTGCACCGTGGCGTTGACGACACCGAGCGGGCTCGACACCCAGAGCACCATTACGCTGCCGTACCCGATTGACACAGCAAACAGCACCATGGCTGTGGTCGGTCGTTTCTATGCCGGCAACAGCTTGATGCACGGTCAGGTCGTACAGGTCTTGTCGTCGACGGCTGCTGGTGGTGCTGGTGGCATGGGCACCCTGACGGTCCGCGGGGACCTGACAGCCGCCAAGTTCTACGTGGGGGAGACCTACAACATGCTGTACGAGTTCAGCGCCCAGTTCCTGAAGGAACAACCGCCAGGTGGTGGCATGGCTGTGGTGGCTGGACCGAAGCTGCAGCTGCGCACCTGGACCGTCGTGTTCGACAAGACGTCGGCCTTCAACCTGCGGGTCACACCTCGGGGCCGGGACGCCATGACGTACCCGTACACCGGCCTGGAGATCGGGGACCAAGAGATCGCCCTGGGGGAGCTGGCGCTTCGGACATCCAAGTTCCGGGTGCCCGTCATGGCCCAGAACATCGAAGCCAAAGTCGAGATCACCAGCTCCAGCCCCCTGCCTTGTCGCATCCAGTCGGCAGAATGGGAGGGTTGGTACCACACCCGCTCCGCACGCCTGTGAACACGCCGTACACCAGGCCCACCCGGGTCTCTGACATTCCGTACGTGGCGGAGTTCATGCGGGACGAGGACGTGGCTGAGGTCCGGGCTCAGTCCGGCCAGACGCCACAGCTGTCCCTGCTGCACAGCTTCTTTAAGGGGGACCCGTGCATGACGATGATCGGGCGAGACGGTCGGCCCATGGGCATGTGGGGCGTGGTACCGGAACGGACCGACGTCGGGTGCATCTGGATGCTGTGTACCGATGACCTGGCCCTGGACCGGCTGAACGCCATGCGGTTCCTACGGGAAGCCAGGGTCCACCTGGACGCGATACAGGCTCGGTACCGGGTCCTGTGCAACCTTGCGGATGCTCGTAATGTGGTGCATATCAAGTGGTTGCGGTGGATGGGGTTCACCTTCATCAAGTCGCACCCACAGTTCGGGACAGAGGGTCGGCTGTTCCTTGAGTTCGTGAGGATCTAGGGCCATGTGTGAACCGGTCTCCATTACTCTTGGCATCCTGTCTGCTGGCCTAGGCATCGGTCAGTCGATCGCTGGCGCCCAGGCGGCCCAGGACCAAGTCAACTTTGCGAACGCCCAGGCCCAGCAGGGCTTTGCGTACCAACAGATGCAGGCCAGTTCCGCCCGGAACTTTGAGCAAATGAAGGCGAATCAGCAAGAAGAGATGATGCGCATAAACCGTATGCTTGCCGACAATTCTTATTCCGATGAAATCTCCCAGCTCAACCTTAGGCTCCAACAAGAACAAGCTGCATCCAGTCAGGAACAACAGAAAGGCGCGATTGCTGGGCTTAAAGCGCGTGGGGAAATTGCGGCTTCTGGACGCCTTGGCAACACTGTGGACAATCTGGTGGCAGATGTCTACCGCCAGCAAGCGCAGTTCGACTTCGCCACCAGCCAGAACCTTGCGTTCACAGGTGACCAGATCCAGCAACAGAAACGTGGGGTAGCGGCCCAGCGTGGGTCCAGGATCGCCAGCCAACAGGCGTACATCAAGCAGCCGGTACTGGACCCCATGGAACCCATGTACCAGAAGTCGCCCAGCATGTTGCCGTTCATCTTGCAGGGGGCTGGAGCCATCGTCAGTGGCGTCAGCACGGGTCTCAGCAC